TGGGGTTATCGGAGTTCCGACCCTTGCTTGAGATATTTGTTCTGGAGTATAGCCAAGCTGCTCAGTTAGGTTTCTCTCAACGATATTTTCTGGAGCGTTAAAATACTGAGACACATCCTTGGTGCTTGCCACGCCGTTTTCAATAAGCTTCTGAACCGCTGCCACTTGTGCTGCGTCCAGGTTGCCGCTTGTGTAAGCCTGGGGAGAGATGTCAGTTAGACTTTGAATCACTAACGCCTTGTCTACATTAAAGTAACCAGACACGTCATTGACATCAACCTCGCCGGCATTGAGCAGATCTTTAACTGCATCTACTGTGGCCGCATCAAATGGACCTTGAGCTGGTAGCCCTTGAAGCCTTGCTATGCTCATCCTCGAGCTCCCATATTAAATATATTAGCTACTTGCTGTGAGGTGAAAGCCCCCTGAGATGGGCTCTGCATTCCAGACGTTGGACCCGGAACGGTCACTCCCTCTACTGCCGATCTTAATCCCTTGGCTATTTCATCTCGGCCCTTATTGTCGTAATGCCATCGAGCATAGCCTTCCAGGGTTGCGAACTGAGGATCACCGCCGGCAATAAGTTTATCCCTGTTAGCCATGTAGTCGTCTTTAACGTCTTTCTGTGCTTCCAGGTACTTATTAACATCCGCCGAAGACCAATCGGTCATTCCTGTGTCTGAGAACTGAGTCTCTTGTATAGGCTGGAATTGCAAGGGCTGAGGATTTATTAATCCACTCAAAGCCGAGTAATCCATAGGGACATTTTGCGCTTGTATAGGCGCACCCACCGGGTCCCCCAAGCGAGCGTTGCGCATCCTGCCAATAGAATCTATTAGCGCTTGCTGAGCCATCATGTCACCAGACTGCATGGTCTCAATCATCGGCCTAAACGTGGACCCAGCTAGAGCCATGTTCCGATTCATGCCCTCTTGTCTGATGTTCTGGCCAGCCTGGTAACCAGGTAGCAAAGCTTCTGAGGCTCTGTTCCCGTACTGCTGAATGAGCCCCATGTTAGCCTGGCGTTGGGCCTCAGCCTGAGCAATTGCATCTTTCTGGGCGTTGTTACCCATTATTGATGAGCCAATGCTGGCAGCACCCATAGCCGTGCTTAATGGATTAGCCATTGCCGCCGTTGCAGCCTTTCCGCCCAAAGCTAGAGCTGCGCTCCCTGCTTTTGCTAGTAATGGTAAAGCGAATTGCAACATAAGAATCTCACCTACTTAATTTAGTTAATTTTAGCATACTTAGACTGCGACCCACCCCTGCGAGGTATCACCACCAATCTCAGGCTGCATCTTCCTGTACTCTATCGATCCCGTGGACCCGGTAGAGTTTATGTACAAACTGTACTGCCTGGCCTCTACCACGCCCTCTGGCGAGCCCACCCCCACGATAGGGATGCTTAGGCTTGCGTCCTGGGTGAACTGTCTAAACGGTTGAGCCATAGTCCCGTCAGGTTGAACGATAGGCTGCGCCTGGTTAAGTCTAGGGCCTGTCACTTATCACCACCAATAATATTAGCGGTTAACTGTATTATTACAGGCTTGACCGCATCCGTTAGAGTGAATCTAAATATCTCAAACCTGGAAGCTCTGCCGTTCCTGCGCCATATAGCCCTGCGGCTGTACTCGCCAATCTTGCCTATGCTGCGAGAGATAGGTCCGCTCCAGGTCTTGCCGTCCTTGCTTCTCTCTAGCGTGATCTGAGGGTCAGGGGCGTCAGTGTTACCCACACCTGATTCAACCGTGAGCTCTAGAGTAGGAAAAAACACCGACTGCATATTGTTCTGGAAGGGCTGTGTAGCGACGCGCCTAATGATTATGTTCTCGTACTCTGTGTACACGTCCGGGTTTAGCTCGCCAATCCTGCCGTCAATAACGTCACCGCAGATAACCTTGTTGTAAGCCTTAACGATCGAGGACACCCTGAGAGCTCCTAGGGAGCCGTCTAATAGCGACTTCCTCTCATGCCACCTCTGAGATGTCGTATCGTATACAAGCGTTGTAGAGGGCAGTGAGAAGCCTATAAAGTATGCTCCCTTGCTTGCGTATGCCCATGAGTAAATGTCTGCCACCTGGCTCTGTGTGAGTGTAGACAGCAAAGAGTCTATCGCAGTCGTTGATATCTTGACTGTACTGTTACCGTTAAGAGCCCAGATTGCCGGCCCCTCGTTCTCCCCGCCGCCAACCCACATAAACGTGTCCTGGGCGTTAACGAGAGAGAAAGGCGAGTAGCATCCTTTCTGGAGGAATAGTCCTGTCCTGCTGAATGGGAAGTCAGCGCCACCGATATTCTGGAAAGCCTCAAAGGTTTCACCACCAGAGATGAATAGCTGATTCTTATAGACCACCGGGGCAACGATGTCGTCCGGGTCCGATTCAGCCGTGCCAAAGTCTAGGGCGTTGTATGAGAGTCCGTCGTTGATTGCGGAAACAATGAACTTCTTGGAATCTGTGGTAACCAGAAAATAGCCATCAATAAATACGACGAATTGAGGATTTCCATTAGCTGTAAAGTCCGTGTCTGTGATCTGAGCAAAGGTGTCAGTCACGTGGTTGTAGATATACCCATTCCCACCAGGGACCAGGATCATTAGCTGGGTGCCGTTATCTGCCATCGATAACCTGCCCGTGCCTTCTACATCACCTATGAACGTAAGGGCGTATGTCGCAACACCATCCGTAACCGTTTCGTCCAGGCGATATAACCTGGTTCCGTTAACAAAGTAGGGCTTGCCTGCCATCTCGTGACCGCCCCGGTTCTCGTTGTCCAGAGTTCCAGATGTTGCAAGTTGCGTGAGCCCTGGAGTTCCGAATAACGTCTCCTGGCTCAGTGCTTTCCCCTGGGCGATATTTGGATACCAGTTAGTACACTCTTGCGCTGAGATCGGCAGAGAGTCACTTACATAGAAACCATTCGCTATAGGTAACTGAGTTACTGGCATCTAAGAGACTCCGAACAAACAATCCACTACAGTGATATTGCTTGTATCTGAGTCATTAGAAACAAAGACCTCAAGGTAGTCCGAGTTAGCCATAGAGACGTTAAAGAACGTCCCAACATTAGCTCTAGCACTTCCTGTAACCGCTCTTGTCAGCTTTGAAGCAGTTAAAACTGACCCATTCTTGGCAATGTAAACCGCAAGGTTGTCAGATCCACTGCCAGCGTGAGAAAACGTAATAGACACGTTTGCAGACACCACCTCAGTAGTTGAGCCAGTGTAAGTTAATCTACCAGTGGTATTGCCTGTGAAGTTAGATTCAGTTTGCACGACCCAAGTGCCTGCAACCTTGACCGCTGTGCCTTGCGTGGCAATTGTCGTAGCAGTGGAATTACCCTGCATTGTTACCTGAGAATATATCTGATCGGCAATAGAGGTTATTTCTATACCGCCGTTATTTACCGCTTGGACGCTAATACCTGAGCCAGCGACAATGCTTGCAATCGTCGGAGATGCTGCGGTTGTGTTCAATAGGATAGGCAGACCATCAGCATTAGCCGTGAAGTTGTGGCTAATCTTGGCCCCGTTCTCGGCAGATACAGAGGTTACTATGCCTGGTCCGTTCTCAAGGTTGCGGATCTGATTGATAGTGCCATCAACGTCTAGGATAGCCGTGCCTGTAACAGCCCCCTCCTGGACGATAGTCCCGGTAACACCCAGGCCGGTTACAAAGTCGTTGTAGGCAATCTTGTAGTTCGTACCATTAACAACATAATCCAGGTAGCTATTAGCCAGGACCGTGCTCTGTTGGACAAACTCGCTCTTCTTTCTGCCCTGCGCTCTATCCACCATTAGTATTTAGCTCCAAACCAATTGCGCCAGTTGTCTCGGCAAGTATCTCTGCCTCTGAGGCGTCGTAGAAGTGTCCTGGGTAACCGTACACCGTGTCCTCGTTGCCTGAGCCGACGGGCAGGGTAGATGGGTTCTTAGTTGCTGCTATACGCTGTCCCAATAACCTCATGGTCTGGAATCCATCACGCGCAGCCCTTACCAGGCCGTCTGAGATTACACCACCGTAGTCAGGTGAGACCTCAATCGCCAGGTTGGCAATTAGTCCTCGAAGCGCACCAGTTGGGATAGTTACCTGGTCACCTAGATCTGTGACGACGGTATAGCCGAGGCTTATCCCGGATGCGTCGAGCTGTGCCATGTAGTTATTCATGGCGAAGATGAAGTCCTGGTACTCGTCAGCCTCTAATGGGGCCTCAGATGCCTGGACTAGAATTCGTTGTAATGCCGCCTTAGCGACCTGAGCGACGGTAGCCATTATTCGTACGTTGCTCCTTTAGCTGTTTTTGCAGCATTCTTAAACGCTGTTGCTGTTGGTGCTCCTGGGTCGCCTGGGGATCGAGTCCTTTCTACTTTGCGTCCCTCAGCCTTTTGGCGCTTTTGGCGCTTTTTCTTTTTGTGCATGTTAGCGTATAGACCGTCACTCATATTTAGCACTCTTCTTGCCCTTACACTTCCAGCGCTTTCTGGATAGCCGTAATGGGCTGTTAGGGTCCCGTGCAGCTTCTGGATGATCTTTCATCTGACCGGCTGATCGAGCACAATATGCGTCACCCTTCTTAGTACCAGGGCGAACTCGTGAACCGCCACCCTTTGCCTTTCCAGCCTGGCCATAAGAGACCTTCTTGCCAGATGCGGTGACCTTTACTTTTGCCTTGCCTTTACTTGGTTTTGCCATAAAGAATCAGGGGGCCGAAGCCCCCATCCTCAGTCAGTCGCTAGACCCCAAAGCCTTTTCCGGCAAACAAGGGGTTAAATGTGGCGTACGCCGGCAAGAGATCGAAACGAATCTTTTGCGTGTTAGCGTCACCGTCTGCGTACTTAGATACTCGGATTGACATACCGTCGCTAGTAGTAGCGATAGTGTCAGTTGAGTAGAGCTTAGGCAGCTTAACAGTACCCATGCCGAACGCCTGCTTCGTGTAGAAGAGGTTAGGCTGGTACAGAGTTGAAGCAGCACCAAGGATCGTTACAACCGCAGCTTGTGCCGGAGCAGCGTCTACGTTGTTGTACTGACCGTTAGCCTCGTAGATAGCAGCACCAGAGACAGTAACTGTAGCAGCGTTGCCTGCAATAGTTACGTCTGCAAGTACAGTGCCCGTCCAAGGAACGACAGCGCCAGTTGCATCAAGCATAGGCTGACGAGTAGCTACGTTGAGGCGGTTAACGCCTGCGATAGTTACCATGTCACCAGCTTTGATAGTACCAGTACCCAGACCGTTCAAAGAAAGAACCTGAGTCATAGTGTCTTTAGCCGTGACGTAAGTTGCGTCAGGAGCAGTAGCCAAAG